CCATAAGCGGTAGCAATATAAAACAAACTGTCGCTACCCTGTCCACCATCTGCACCGCCAGTTGTTGCACCATTACCTTTTGCGCCAACCGTAACAGTCAATGAAACACCTTTAGGCACGGTAATTGCTGTGCCTGTAATTAGACCACCAGCACCGCCACCGCCGTTGCCGCCGCCGTCAATGTTTGTTTTATGTCCGCCACCGCCACCGCCGCCGACTACAAGGTAATCAACAGAAACATTTGCGACACTACCCGCTAAAAAAAAAATTGCCGTGCTGGCACTTGTAAAATACAAAACGCCACCCTGCCATTGCGACAACGCCAAACTGCTAGCACTATTAACTGTTGCCGTGCCTGCCGTAATCGTGCAAGTCCCCGCATTAATGTTTTGAATAAATAAAGTGTCGCCCGCATTAAACAAACTTGTGTTTACCGTGATCGTTGTTGCGCCTGCCGCGTTCATCACAACGCGTGTGCCTTTATCGGCCGCAACCAAAACATAACTAGCGGTCTTAGTCGAAACCGTCCAGTTGTAATCATTCGCCTGTAGCGAATCCATTTGTGCGGCCGTTAAAACTTGGCCTGCTGTGAAGTCTTGTATCGCCATAGGTGTCCTTTACATTATCCTAAAACATTAAGCGCATCAATGATGCCATAGATTGGATCGTCCAAAATTAGTTCATAAACGATGGTTGTTGGTGCCGTGAAATACATGACCGAATGGCCGTTGTTGACTGTGATGGTGTGTTCTATGCCTTCGACACTTAATTCCTGCGCTAATTCTGTTGTGCCTGATCCGCTGGCAAATGATTTTTCAATGGTGATTGTGTCGCCTATGTCGACTATAGCGATTGTGTCGCGCTGTGCTGTTGTCAGTTTGTTTAGGTTGGTTCCGACGGCTGTGTAGCGTGCCTCAGGTTCTGGTGATAGCAGATAGTTGGCCAGCGCTAGCGCTGCTGTGTCGTTGTGTAACAGCGAATCTGTGATGCTGGTTGTTTGTATAAAATATTTTGCTTGGCTGGCTGCGTCGTCTGCGATTTGTTGGTTTCCGCCAGCGATGGCAACCGCTGCACGATTGATAACTTGATCCGCTTCAAATGATACGCCTAAAGAATCAAATTTGATGTTTGTGCCGTCATCGTGGAAATCTGCGACTGATGCGCTAAATGTGTTGCCGATTCGTGGTTGGAATGTTAGGTCGCCGTTACGGGACATGAACAATCTGCCTTGTTCAGCGGTGTTGATTCGTGTGCAATATTCAAGAACATTTGTGCCTGCTGGAACTGTAAACGCTGACGCGCCGCCAAGTGTTTGTGTGCCTGTGTTGATGTCGCGTTGTGCTATCGGGAAATCAACTTCGGGCAAATCCAAGACTGCTGACAGTCGAACATTTGATAGTTCCTCTGAAACATTGAATTCGTCCATGTAGGTTTGGGCCAACAAATAGAAATCGTCTGCACAATAAACGGTCACTGTGTCAAGACCGCCAAGCGCGAAGTTGTAGTCATAGTTAACGATGTAGCCGTTAAACAAATATTCTTTAACATTGGTTGCCGAAAAGCGTGCTAGTCGCACCTTTCGCATTGGTGCTAAACCTGGTTGCGCTGTTGACGGGTCAAAATACGGACTAAGCGAATCGAACGGATTAAAAATTCCAGTCGTGTCCAGCATATTCAGCACCATTGTCCCTGCGCTGAATTGGTCGCCTTGATCGCGTCTGCCGCGTTTCACGCTAATCGAATTGATGCCTGTTGTTACATCAGCAAAATTGGTTGTGCCGTCTAAAACATAGGTTGTGTTGTCTAGTACGCCTTGCACCGCGTCATCAAGTGTGAACGCGTCTTGAATAAATCCTGTGTCAATTTCTAGGCTGTAGTTACCAGCGCCAACAATCGCTGTGCCTGCCATTATGCGACCTGAATTTGTGCTGGCCCTGCTGACCTGTTGTATGCGCGAATGGCGTTGACTACCGCTTGGCCGATCTCGGCGCTAGTCGATAAACCGCCAGTCACATTAACTGTCACATTTCCCATGCCGCCACCGCGACCCAATGGCACTACCGCTTCAGGCCCTTTTTCACCGATTAGCGCCAGCGTTGGCGATGTAACTATTCCGCCTTCGGCCAACATCGGTATTTTTGGCACTTCAAAACCTTTGCCACCAAAACCTGGTACCCAATCAGGAAATTTGAACGCCAATTTGCCAATAGTGCTGTTCCACAGTTTGGCAATTGCGTTAAAAATTGATCGATAAATGTTCAGAACACCTGAAATGTAATCCTTCAAAAAATCTAAACTGGCCGTCACGCCATTTTTAATAAAACTGAACACCGCGTCAACTGTTTCGCGCACAACATCAAATTTTTTGTACAGCACAACCAGCGCCGCAACAAACGCAACAATGCCCAAAATGACTAGCGCGATCGGATTGGCTGACATAACAAAATTGAACGCAGCCTGCGCGCCTGTGGCAATCTGTGTGGCGATAGTCCAGGCTTTTATGGCAACATTGGCGACCACGATGGCGGCCGCAAAACCGCCAATCACGCCAGCAATAATCAAAAATGTTGTCGTGTTTTCTTGTGCCCATTCCGCCATCGGTTCTAACAATTCCAACAGTTTTTGCAACACGGGCAACAACGCCATTCCAATTGATTCTTTAGTTTCGTCCATCGCTATTTTCATGCCAGCCATACGGCCTTCGAATGACATCGCCGCTGTTGTTGCTGCACCGCCAAACGATGTAGCCAACGCATCAGTAATTTCCTGCATGCTTGATTCAGAATCAATCACGCCTTTCAACGACGGGTCTAATTTTGTTAGCGCAGCAGTTGACCCGTTATACGCTTTGCCTAATGCCAGCGTTACCGTTTCCAAATCTTTGCCTGTTGCCGCACTGATGTCTAACGCCGTATTCATCAAATCTTGTGCAGCCTCAACCGATCCAGTCGACCTAACTAGATTTGACATCGCTGGCCTTAACTGGTCATCAGCAACCGCGAACGCGCGTGACATGCCCGAAATAAAATCCTCATTGGCGGCGATTGCTTCCTCAGTAGCGCCAGCGCTAATTCGCAACTGTTGCGCTAAAAGTTCCTGCGCTTTTTGATCCTCAGCAGCCGATTTAGTTGCCAAACCTAAACCTGTTGCCAAACCACCCAAAACACCGATCGCTGGCAACATCGCTTTTTTTAACGCAAACGCAGATTTAGCGCCAGCGCCTTCCAACTGTTTAAATTCGGCCATTGCCTTCGATATGCCTTTGCCATCAAATTCGGTGACAATAGGTATGGATACAGCCATTAGTTCAATTCCTTTCGCACGCGTTCCATCAGTCGATCAATTAATGTTTCGACTTCGCCTTCAACTTGGTTTTTGTTTCGTTCCCATGCTGGCCAAACAAACCGTGATGCGGTGCCATATTTGGCGCTTAAACTTTGCACCATTTGACCGCCTTGTCGTGTTGGCACTTTGCCTTTTCCTGACATGTCCAACAATGCCGCACTAGGGCCTGTGTAACGCACAAAGAATGTCGCCAGGTTTGTTGACGCGCCACGAAATTCCCTGACTTTTTTGCCTGATACACCTGACGCAACTTTGTTTTGTTTGTCGCTGTACGGAAACATTTGGAAACCTGACGCTGTTGTCCATTTGCGCGCCATGCCTGATAGCGGTGCGGATTTAGGCAATTTGGCTTTTATGTCGTTTGTGACTGGTGCGGTGATCTGTTTAAAATCTTTTGTTAGATCGCGGCGCGCCTGTTTGTCGATGCTGTTCAATACGCGCAACGCATCTTTGACACCGACAACTGTTGTGCTAGCGCTAATGCTGTCAGCCATTTCGGGCCTTGCGTTCTTTGTTGATCAATTCAATGACCGTGTTCATATCGTCAATTTCAAACGATATTTCAGCAGGCCAAAAACCAGTCGCCACAAGTATCTGCGCTAATCCGTAGCGGTATGAACCGCGCCTACTTTTGGGTCATTGACCGCCATTGGCAAACAAGATTCTC